TTAACTAAAAAAGGTCTATAACTGATTTTCTTTTTTATAGAAGGTAATTCCAACTCATAAGTTGGTGTAGCAATGGTTGGTAAAGGCATTTCAATTCAATGTGGTTTTATATATAGGAGGTTTTAATTAAAGAAATCAAATACACTAGAAAGAGCATCAAAGTTAATAGATCTATTAGGTGTAATTAAAACCTTCTTTCTCTCTCTAACATATCTCATATAATTTATAGTAACAGTGCATCTTAAAAGATCACTAGAACCATAAGAAACTGGCATAGATGTTATACTCTCAGGGTAAGCTCCAACAAGAGTGTATTGTAATTGTAAAGGATCTGCATTATTTGCTACAGTTCTATTACTAGGAGTAGTTACATCCTTTTCAAATTTTGTGATATACATTTCAGATCTATAATCATTAGGATAACTCATCCTGTAATTAGCATATCTACTTTTATATAAACCTCTATTCTGTTCAACTCCTACTCCAGTAGTAAAATCAATCCATCCATCAAAGAACTCAATAACATTATAGTCATGGTCAACTAAAAAAGTTAAATCCATAGTTCCATCATACATTCTACGGTATACCATCTTTTCAGATACACCAGCATAATCATTGGTCACATCATGAGTAGCAGAAGCAGAACCTGGAAGAACTGCTGACTCACAAAGTAATTCTAAGTTCTCACCTTGTCTAACATAATCAAACCCTCTTCCACTCTCTCTTAAAAAACCACTTACTTGTGGGGGTGGTTGTATTTTAATTTGATAGATAGAAGTTTGAGCTAGATGAGTTATCCTACTCTTCAACTCTGATGTTCTATATGGTCTGGGCGTTACATTCGCCATCTATAAATAAATTTAACTACCATTACTATGTATATGAGAAATTGCAATGGCTGGTACATATAAAAGTATTTTTAAACCTAAACACCCTAAAAAATACATTGGTGACTCCAGCAATATTATCTGTAGAAGTAATTGGGAAAGAGAATTCTGTAATTACTGTGACTCTAATAAAAATATAGTCACTTGGGCATCAGAAGAATTTTGTATTCCATATATTTCTCCACTAGATAATAAGAGACATCGTTATTATCCAGACTTCTTAATTCAAGTTAAAGAAGCAGATGGAAAATTGAAAAAGTATGTTATTGAAATCAAACCTAAAAAACAAACAGTTGAACCTAAGAAAAGATCTAGGGTAACTAAATCATACATCACTGAAGTGAGAACTTATGCTGTTAATCAAGCCAAATGGCAGTATGCACGTGAGTTTTGTAAAGATAATAGTTTAGAATTTAAAATTATTACGGAAGATCAACTCTATGGACGAGGAACTAGAAAGGTATCACGAAGACAGAACAAATAGACTGGAACATGTAGCGAGCGAAATTAATGAGATGCAAGATCCTGATGACATGATGCTTGCTATTACTGAAATCTTAACAGAGACTGAATTAACTCCAGATGTTGGTAAGTTTTATACCTTTATATACTCACCCAAGACTCCTAGAATTAGGTATGATCAATTCCCTTTGATTGCATGTGTTGGTCTTTTTAGGTGGGGTTTTAGAGGAATGAACTATCATTGGGGTGGTGAGTTCAGAAATTATACTTGGGAAGAAGTATTAGGACAGTTACATTTAGCATATCCTATGGAGATGCCTGACTTAAGATCTTTTCCTTATCAAAACTTCAAGATAAATAACTAAAAATAGTGTCATATGTCTGCTGATACTGCTGGTTGGACAAAACAAACAAACCCTCAAGAATTTAGAGCTGACTTTAGAATTAATTCTAAAGAAGGAACTGTCAACTCTAAAGCTAATGCTATAGTAATCACCAACAAAGGAAGTGGTGATTATAGTGTGTATCGAGACAATGGACTACTACCAGGAATAGGAACTAAAGCATATACATTTGATGCAGACACTGGAGGAACAACAGTTACCAATCAGGTAGAATTTGATAAGTTATTTACTGGAGATAATGCACAGCAATTTACCAACCTCAATAGTATTACTAAGAAAGCTACAATAGGATTAGCAAAAGAAGCAATAATTAATAATGACCCACAAACTTTAACCAATTGGACAAATCTAATAAACTCTAAAGGATACAAATCATTAGGAAAAAATGCTGGCCAAAACAATCCCAATGATCAAAATAATGATTTAAGAGATGGTTCACCAAGACCTGCAGGAGGTTTTGCTACCACTAATAGAGTTGAAAAAACATCTATGACAGTGGGTGGTTCTAAAGAAGTATTAAGATATCCTCGTCAAAGTTTAGCACAATTTGGTTATGATTATATTCAAATAAAAGCTTTTGATTATGAAGCATCAGGTTTAAAAGTAGGATCAGGAAAAGCATCTGGTTTTGCTGGTTCTGGTGGAAATAGATTTAAAAATTCTTATGAAACTATTCAACTTCCAATGCAACCAAATCTCTCAGAAAGTATGGGAGTTGGTTGGGGTGAGAACCAATTGAATGCTCTACAAGCTAACCTAGCTCGAGCTGCTGAAGGTGCTATAGAAGCAGGAGGATTAGAAAAGGGATCTGGTAAAAAAATAATAGATGCTGGTAAAGATTTATTAAAGAATGCCAAAGATCCAGAAGCCAAGAAAGCTGTAGCAGCATACTTTGCTGGTCAAGCAGTAGGAAATAATCAGTTGATAACCAGATCAACTGGTAATGTTATGAATCCTAATTTAGAATTACTATTCACTGGTCCTGCTTTGAGAGCTTTTAAC